CATTGACTATCGTAAAACATAGTCAATGTACGTGGGTTTATTTCGGCCTTTTTCTCTTTTGATAATTACTTTTTCAAAAATAGCGTTCATGAGTTCTTTCTGCAGATGACTGTCCGTGTTATTGTACTGGTAAACGATGTCTGTCATCTGTTTTATTTTATTAAATTTATAGTCGGGATCTTCCTCTATATCTACCTGCAGCAGCTGCTCCTGAAGCTGTAACTCCTGATCATTTAACCTTCTTATCTTTTCATACAAATCTTCTTTATTAATCGGGCTTTCTGGATCCTCAAAAACATCATACCACTTTGACTTTTGAGCTTTAACCTTATCAATTTCTTTTTGGATCGACCGGACGTCTGGCGCATCCGGTTCAACGCTTTTCACTTTTGATAAAAAATATTGCTTATCAGACACTAACTTTTCTAATTCCTGCAGGAGCGGCGGCACAATCTTTTGTTCATGCGTTTGCCTCTTACAACTTAAGCAGCGGTAATACATTTTATTATCTCTTTTATCATATGTCCCTGTGATTGGATACTCGTCGCAATGGCCGCACTTTAAAATACCTGTAAGCGGGTATTTCCCTTTTCTGCTGTCTTTAGGATGCTTGCCGCTCATTATTTGCTGGACCATATGGAATAAGTCATCATCGATAATTGATTCGTGACTCCCTTCCACAACTTTGTCGCCCCATTTGTAGTGACCGATATACATTCTGTTTGTGAGCATCTGCCGTATCGTCGGTGATGTCCACTGATCGGCCATTCTCGGTTTGATCCCCGCGGCATCCAGGCGCCTGGCAATGGAGCGGTAGCCGTAACCCTCAGCGTACCAGCTGAATATCTTACGCACAATTTGCGCTTCCTCTTCCACGATCTCTGCTTTCAATTCGCCGTTATTATACTTATAACCATATAGGTTATGTCCGCCCGGCTTCTTCCCCTCGTCGATCATTTGAAAGATACCAAACTTAACACGTTCAGCCAGGTTCTCCCGTTCCCACTGAGCCAGGGCGGCGACTAATGTAATAAACAGCCTGCCCATTGCCGTGGATGTATCATATACCTCTGTGGCTGATTTAAACGCCACGTTATATTTTTCAAATGTCTGCAGCAGGTTATATAAATCCAAAACGGAGCGGGTCAGCCTGTCCAATCGGTAGACGAGTACAAGATCAAACTTATTCTTTTTTACGTCGAGCAGCAGCCGCTTCATAACAGGTCTATTGAGGTCCTTTGCGGACGCGCCTTCCTCCACATACATTTCTGTGATTTCCCACCCCTGGGATTGACAAAAAGCTTTCAAACGTTCTTTTTGAGCTGCTATGGAAAACCCTTCCCGGGCCTGTTCATCTGTGGACACCCGGACATAAATCGCACAATTCATAAATATTTCACCTCTTTATATACAAACAGACGTTCGCTTATGGTATATTAAGGATATGCTTTTTACATTTGTCAGATAGTTTTGTAAACTGTTTACAAACGGAATGATGCACACCGAGGAGGGTCTTAATTGAAAAAAAAAAATGAAAAAAGAATTGAACTTTCGGAAGTGGTACGTAAAATTTTAAAAGAAATGGCTAAGACTTCATCTGACGATAAGACTTAATAAACGCAATTATGGCTTTCATCTGCTCGTCTGTTATCTCTTCACCATGAAGGCGCAAATCAAAACGGTCTTTTAACTGTTCCAGGTCCATGTCTAAATTATGTAGCAGCTCTTCTTCTGTCTGAGTAAAAGGAGACCGGCCCAGAAGGTAATCTGTGCTTACTTCAAAATAATCCGCTATGTTTTGAAGTACGCTGACCTTCGGGGTCTTGTCCCCGCTCTCGTATTCAGAGATGGTTACTTTGCTGACTCCGATCTTCTCTGCCAGCTTCGCCTGTGTAAGTTTCTTCTCTTTTCTTAAACTCCTCAGCCTGTCGGCAAAACCGTTCACTTTCATGAACTCCACCCACCTTTATAACGAATAACTTCATACTATAGTATACGTTAGCTACGGGCAAACAATCAAACTTTTTTCTTCGACACATAACGAGGGAAAAATTAATTATTAAAAAATTTGTAGAAAATGCTTGCAATTCGCCTGTAGCTAATTTAATATTAAATTACAGGTTAGCCAATGGCTAATTACTTAAAGGGGTTTGGAGGTGAGTTTATTGGCGGTTCAGAGGGAAAAAATGAAAGAAATTCGTCATAAAAGGGGGTTGTCCTTGCAACAGGTGGCTGACCGGACAGGCTTCAGTAAAAGCTTTATTCATGAAATCGAAACGGGTAAAAAAGGACTTACCTATGAAACAGCGCTTAAAATCGCATCCGTGTTTAACGTTAAACCGGATGATATTTTTTACCCGTCCAGTAAGCCTATGGCTAATAAAAAGTAGTTTCATAACATCATAGGACAAGCGCTGATCCTCATAAGTTAGCCAAAAGGGAGGCGGTTTCATGACTGTTATCAGGAATGCGGGGAAGCCGGAAATGTCACAGCAGGCGCTGGAAAAGTTTACAGCCGTTTATCTGGAAATCTTAAAAACGAACAAAAAGAAAGGGGCCACACCATGCAAAACAAAGCAACCTTAATCCTTGACCGTGCTGAAACTGCGGTTGTGCTTGACGCTTTACGCTTCGCCAGAAAAGAATTCGAACCTGCTTATGTAGATATGGTCAGGAAGAAAGTGAAGCCGGGGGTCATCAGCCTGGACGGCGGAGAACTAAAGTTAATCTATGAATCTCTTTTCATAAAGGGTGCGTTTGCTAGATTCAGAGGCTGGGAGGCCTACAGAGAGATTTTTAAACTGGGCTTGGACGCTCTGGCTGTCCGTGTGGCTTTCCATAAAAAGTGGGCAGACAAGTTACTCGGGGCCGAAAGGAACGTGGGCTTATAAGGTTGTACACAGATGACGGTCACCCGTCAGGTACCAAAGAGCCGCACTGGATTTTGCACATTATCACCGGCGTGGCTTTTATCATTGTGGGTCTGCTGATCGTGAATGTTCTGCCGATCGGGTGGTATTGATGGACTTAAACATGGTTGCTGGCTGGATAGTTCTTGGTTTGGGTTTTGGGCTACTAATTCTATTTACTTTTCAAGTGTGGGGAATGGTGTTTTTTAAATTTTTAAAGCACTACAACATACACCGAAGGATTTTTAAATACTACCGCAACAGAGAAAATTTTGAACGCTGGTTAGAAGAAAGAGAAAAAGGAGGATAACGAATGATCCGCACAAGCGTATTAGCACACAGCGCAAAGATCCCACAGGATAACGGCAGTTTAGACGTCTGGTATGCACGGTTTAACGAAATTAAAAAGATTGAGCATGAAGAGTTAAAAGATAAGCGATTAGCCAATCTGATGAATGATCTTCAACTAGCATACAACATTCCGATGCTTAACAATCCTGAATTTAATAAAAGTAACCCGGAAGTCATTAAACTTTACCGGAAAGTGAGCCGGGAACGGGCGTTATGAAGGGAGGTGAAACGAATGCACAAAAATCTGATTGAACTTATCAGAGAGGCTCACGGAGGAAATCTTAATTTATCCGATGACGTGTACTATCTCAAACTGAAAGACGCAATAGTTTGTCTCTACTTAGATTCCGATGAGAAAACGTTGAAATTGAACGTTGAGACATTTGATGAAGATTCCACTTACATCTATTACAAAGAAGATGTAAGCGTCAGTGATCTTATTTAAGGAGGTGAAACAGTATGAACGCAGCAGAAGCAAGGGAGTTATCTGCGCAAAACCAGAAAGGGCGTGCAGAGAATGATTTGGATGAAGCTATTTCAAAGCTTTACGGGGCGATTAAGGAAAGTACCGAGCTTGGTTATTTTGAAGCAAAAATAGTATGCGGTGAACTTCCTCACTGGAAGGCGAATGAGAACACCGAGAAGATTGAAGCCCATTTTATGGAGCAGGGATACGACGTTCACACCAAAAGATTCCCGTCCGGTAGAGCGGTTCCAATCGTTTATATCTATGCAAAATGGAACAATTAAGCCGCTCTGCTGCCACAGAACGACTTAAAGAAAGTTCATATTAAATTAAGTATATCACAAGGAGGCTACTATGAAAATCGAAGTTAATGTAAACGTACCGGAGCTGGTATCAGCTCTTAATAATCTGTCATCGGCACTGGGTAACGGAGCAGGACAAGCTTTAACGGCTGATACACCAGCAGAGGAAGAGAAGCCAAAGAAAGAAGTTCCTAAAAAGAAAGAAACCAAACAGGCTAAGAAAAAGGACGAGCCTGCAAAAGAAGAGCCTGCCAAGGAAGAAGCAGCTGAGGACGAAAAGCCGGCAGAAGATGAAAAACCGGTACCGAAGCCGGAAGACCTCCGGGCAAAAGCTGCTGAAGTGGCGAAAGCCGGTAAGAAAGATGAAGTAAAAGAGTTGGTTGCTGAGTTTGGCGCGAAAACCGTCTCTGCAATTCCAGAAGAGAAGCGAGCTGAGTTTATCGAAAGGCTTGAAGAACTATGAGCCAGCAAAACCATTCAGACCGGGCACATGCCAAGTTAAGTGCCTCCGGCTCCAGTCGCTGGCTGGCTTGTCCGGGCAGTGTGAAGCTTGAAGAGAAGTATCCGGATCAGACTAGTTCATTTGCTGAGGAAGGAACTGCTGCTCATGAACTGTCTGAACTGATGCTGCAATTAAAGATCGGCGAGATTACGAAACGGCAGTACAGTGGCCGGCTTAATAAGCATAAGAACGGCGAGTATTACAGTCAGTCCATGCACGACTACTGCGAGCAGTTTTCAGATATTGTGATGGAGCGTGTGAATGAAGCGAGAGCCAAAACGCCGGATGCCCAGGTGCTTCTGGAACAGCGGCTGGATTTCAGTGAGTGGGTACCGGAAGGGTTCGGCACTGGTGACGTCCTCATCATAGCAGAAGGCTTAATTGAAGTGATTGACCTAAAGTACGGCAAGGGCGTGCCGGTCTCAGCTGAGAATAACAGCCAGATGCGGCTGTATGGGCTGGGTGCTTTCAACGAATACGATCTGATTTACGGCATTGAAACCGTAAGAATGACCATCATTCAGCCTCGTCTGGACAGTGTGAGCACGGAGGAAATGCCCGCTGGTGACTTACTGGAATGGGCTGAGAAGGTTGTGAAGCCTACTGCTGAAGAAGCCGCAGCAGGTAGTGACTGCTTTGAAGTCGGAGATCACTGCCGGTTTTGTAAAGCGAATGCTAAGTGCCGGGTGAGAGCTGAAGCAAACCTTGAACTGGCCAAACATGACTTTGAAGAGCCGGCGCTGTTAGCACCGGAAGAAATTGCAGAGATTTTAAAGAAAGCCTCTGAGCTTAAGTCGTGGGTGTCTGACGTGGAAAACCATGCGCTTGATCAGGCCCATAAGCACGGGGTGCAGTATCCAGGCTGGAAGGTAGTCGAAGGAAGATCAAACCGGATTTACTCAGATAAAGAAGCTGTGGTGGATACGCTCATCCTTGAAGGGTACGACGAGACAGAGATCCATAAGCCGCTTGAACTGAAAGGCGTCACAGATATGACCAAGTTGCTGGGTAAAAAGCAGTTTGAAGCACTGTTAAAAGACATGATTATTAAACCGCCAGGTAAACCGAAGCTGGCACCTGAAAGTGATAAACGTCCGGCATTATCGTCAGCAGATTCTGCTGCAGAAGATTTCAAAGATTAATAATGTATGGAATTTATAGCACGGTCTCAAAGAAATTTTGTTTTGGCATTCAGGAGCCTTCAAAAACTAAAGCTCGTAAAGCTTTATTTAACAAGATAGGCAAGGATGCTTACAAATGGCGCTTTGAAGTTAGGAAACTAAAATCTATGAATAGAAAAGGGAGATTGATCGATATGGCAGTAACTAACTCAGATACAAAAGTGATTACAGGTAAGTGCAGATTGAGCTTTGCGAACGTGTTCGAACCAAAATCCATTAACGGCGGGGACGCAAAATACAGCACGTCCATCCTTATCCCAAAAACGGACAAGAAGACGCTTAAGAAGATTAAAGAAGCTGTAGACGCCGCCAAGGAACTTGGTAAAAACAAGAATTGGGGCGGGAAGATTCCGAAAAACATCCATACGCCTCTGCGTGATGGTGACGAGGAAGTGGAGGATAAAGGTGAAGCGTATGCAGGCCATTACTTCCTGAACGCATCCAGTAAAAATAAGCCGGGCATTGTGGACCGGAACCGTGACGAGATCATCGATACAACAGAAGTTTACAGCGGCTGCTATGCACGCCTCTCCATTAACTTCTATCCATTCGATACGAACGGGAATAAAGGGGTTGCAGTCGGACTGAATAACATCCAAAAGTGGGCAGACGGTGACTTCCTCGGAGGGCGCAGCCGGGCTGAGGACGACTTTGATGATCTGGACGATGAAGACGGCGATGACGATGATGATTTCTTAGGCTAAAGCAGATAAGGGCAGGTGACTCACTTGCCCTTTTTATTACAACTAAAAAGGCGTGATGATATGACGACACTCGCAATCGACATTGAAACGCACTCCGGAACAGACCTCACAAAAACCGGTGTTTACCGGTATGTGGAGGATTCCGATTTTGAGATACTGCTGTTTGCTTATGCCTGGGGTGACGGGTCGGTACATGTGGTAGATCTGACAGACTTTGAAGATGTGCCGCAGGAGGTCATGGCAGCGCTTACGGATCCGGAGATTACGAAAACAGCATTTAACGCTAATTTTGAACGGGTTTGTATCGCCAAGCATTTTGACATTGACGCAGATCCGGCACAGTGGAAATGCAGTTCTGTTCACGCGCTGACTCTCGGACTTCCCCGTCATTTGGGCGGCGTGGCAAAAGCCATGAACCTGGACGTGGAGAAGGATACGAAAGGTAAGAACCTCATTAAATATTTCTCAGTGCCGTGCAAGCCTACCAAGGCGAATGGCCAGCGTACCAGGAACTACCCTCACCATGACCCTGAAAAGTGGCAGCAGTTTATTGAATACTGCCGGCAGGACGTCGTAGTCGAAAGAGAGATCCGGAAGAAACTCAGTAAATTCCCGGTTATACCGGAGGAAGAGAAGCTGTGGCAGGTCGACCAGCGGATTAACGACAGAGGTGTAAAACTGGACCTGCAGCTTGTTGAAAAAGCCATTGAGTGTGACGCGCAGTACCAGAAACGGCTGATGGAAGAGGCAAAAGAGTTGACTGGTTTAAGTAACCCGAACAGTGTGGCTCAGCTGAAGACATGGCTTAAAGAGCAGACCGGTGAAGAGGTTAAAAGCCTGAATAAACAGACGGTGCCTGATCTGATAGATAAAGCTGAAAACGATGACGTAAAGCGGGTTCTGGAGCTGAGACAGGAGATGGCCAGGACGTCCGTTAAAAAGTATCTCACTATGGACCGGGCTGTCTGCTCAGATGAACGGGTCCGGGGGCTCCTGCAATTCTACGGCGCAAACAGAACGGGGAGATGGGCCGGCAGATTGGTGCAAGTGCAAAACTTAAGATCGAATAAACTGCCTGATCTGGACCTAGCAAGAGAATTGCTGAAAGCCGGGGAATTTGATGATCTGGAGCTTCTGTTCGGAGACGTTCCGGACGTTCTGTCCCAGCTGATCCGGACCGCGTTTGTTGCCAGTAATGAGGGTCGTTTCCTTGTCTCTGACTTCAGTGCCATTGAGGCCCGTGTGATTGCCTGGCTGGCTAATGAAAAATGGCGGCTTGACGTGTTCAACAGTCACGGGAAAATATATGAAGCCTCAGCATCTGCCATGTTTAACGTGCCGGTGGACGAGATCCATAAGGGCAGCCCGCTCAGACAAAAAGGTAAAATCGCTGAATTGGCGCTTGGTTATCAAGGCGCTGTCGGGGCGCTGCTTACGATGGGCGCACTGGACATGGGGCTTGAAGAAGACGAGCTCCCGGGCCTTGTGAAGACGTGGCGGCAGGCGAATCAGAAGATTGTCCGATTCTGGTATGACGCGGAGGCAGCTGCCATAAAAGCCGTTAAGGAAAAGCGCAAAGTGGTCCTGCAGCGAGGCCTGGCGTTTATCTATGAATCCGGCACGCTCTTTATTAAACTGCCATCCGGCAGAAGGCTTGCGTATGTCAGACCGAAGATTGAAGAAGATGACCGGTTTGATAAGGACAAGTTGACCTATGAAGGAACGGGTGACCAGGGCAAGTGGACGCGGATCGATACCTACGGCGGCAAGCTCGTGGAGAACATCGTACAAGCTGTGGCCCGTGACTGCCTGGCAGTATCGCTGATGCGGCTTGAAGAAGCCGGCTATAAAACCGTTATGCACGTACACGATGAAGCTGTCATTGACGCCGGGAAAAATGAAGGGTCTGTAAAGGACGTTGCCAGCGTGATGGAACAGCCGATTAAGTGGGCGAAAGGTTTACCGCTGAATGCAGATGCCTTTGAGACGCCCTACTACGTGAAAGATTAGAGGTGATTTCATGCTGAAAGATAAAACGGCTCGTCTGCAGATTTTACAGCAGATAGACCGGATACAAGACACACAGTGTAAACCATGTAAACACAATAGGCAGACTGCTGCGTGGTGCAGGGATAATTGTGAGTTCGGCAGACAGTTACAAAAATATGGCCTAATGTTAGGCGACAAAGAGGTGCAAAGAAAAGTGGAAGCGACTAAAAAGAAAACCATTACGCATCAAATGTACCGGGATCTTAAAGCAACCGGAAAGGCAGATGCAGAAATTGCTGAGGAATTCGGAATTGCTCAGGCTACACTCAGCTATCACAAGAAAAAGTGGAAGGACGTCGGGAAACCAAAAACGGAGAAACACGAACAACTTACACAAGGCGCACCAGGACACGACGCGCCGGATTAAGGTCAAAGTGGACGCGAAACTAAATGCCTGGATAGCGGCACGCCTGCCGAGGCTTAACCGGTACAGCTGTGAGGTGGGAGGCCTCCTGATCCGTCCTGCAAAATCCAGCATTGAGCTATTCGATGAAGGAAAGGCACTGAAGCATTGTGTGGGGCGTTATGCTGAATCGTACGCGAAAGGCAGGACAGACCTTTACGTGATCAGAAAGAAGGAAGCTCCGGATGAACCGTTTGTCACGGTAGAAGTGATTCGCGGACAGGTGGTCCAGTGCCGGGGCTATAAGAATAAAGACATGACGAAAGAGGTGGCCGCTCTCATGAATGCGTTTGAAAAACGACTTCAAACCAGGGCAAGGCAGTCGGCATAGGAGTGAGGACGTATGTTAGAGATATCGTTTGGACGTAACAGGAGCGATACAAACTGGAAAGCGGATTACCTGGAATGGCCGGAGTTTGTGGAGCGTTTAAGCAAGGTGCGCCGGACGTCTGAGACCATGGCGGAATATGACAAGATGTCCAAAACGCAGCAGGGGAAAGTAAAAGACGGCCCCGCATTTGTGGGTGGTCTGATCCGCAGTGGACGGCGTAAAAAGGTCAATGTGGAAAGCCGGTGGCTGATTACGCTTGACGTGGATAACGCTGATTCGGACTTCCCCACAGACGTGGATCTGATGCTGGCCGGTACCTCGTACCTCCTTTACAGCACACACAGCCACCGCCCGGACAGGCCGAAGTACAGACTGGTCATGCCGGCTGACCGTGAAATGAGCCCGGATGAATACGCGGCTGTGAGCCGGAAACTGGCTGATCAGATCGGCATGGATTACTTCGATAAAACAACATTCGAGCTCCACCGTCTGATGTATTTCCCCAGCTGCTCGAAAGATGCTGAGCCGGTGTTTGAAGTAGCTGATGGACAAGCGTTAAGTGTTGACGACGTGCTGTATGAGTATGACGACTGGATGGATATAAGCGAGTGGCCAAGGCACGCAGATGAAAACACAGAACCATTAAGCGGCCTGAAAAAGCAGCAGGACCCCACTCAGAAGCACGGGGTGGTAGGCCTGTTCTGCTCCACGTACGGCATTGAAGAAGGCATTGAGACGTTTCTGGATGATCAGTATGAAATCGGCTCTATGGAAAACCGTTATACGTATATCCACGGATCCTCAGCGAACGGGCTGGAAGTATTTCCGGATCAGGCGCTTGCCTACTCACACCAGGACTCGGACCCGGCAGCAGACGGCCACAGCAAGAACCTGTTTGATCTGGTCCGCATTCATAAGTACGGCGATATGGACGATAATGTGAAGCGAAATACACCGGGGCATAAATACCCGTCATATGAGGCTATGCAGTCGTTTATCTATGAGTTGCCGGAGATTAAACGGGCGCTGATCGATAAAAGAATGGCAGACGCGAAAGACGATTTTGACGAGTTGCCGGACGAGGAAGAAGAGGACGGGGATCCGGACGCGTGGAAAGAAGAGCTGGAACTGACGGGGAAAGGCGCACTTATCGCGAATGCCCATAATGCGGAACTGCTCATGACGAACGGCGACTTAAGAAAATCCCTCGCCTATGATGCCTTTAAAAACCGGGAAGTAATCCTGAGTGACTTGCCGTGGCGGAGGAAAACAACGTTCCAGTCACATGAACCGTGGCTTGGTGCCGATGATGCCGAACTGCGGCACTTCCTTGGTAAGAGATTCGGCTTAAAATCAGCAGGTGTTATCAGCGATGCCTTCACTCACGTAACCCGGAAAAACAGTTTCCACCCGATACACAACTATCTGGAATCCTTTAAATGGGACGGCGTGAAACGTTTGGACACGCTGTTTATCGATTATCTTGGTGCAGCTGATAACGAATATACGCGAACCGTCACACGGAAAATGCTGATGGCAGGCGTCGTTCGGATTTATGAGCCAGGCACGAAATTCGATCAGATTCTGGTACTGGTCGGACCCCAGGGATGCGGAAAAAGTGCCATTCTTTCCAAGTTGGGCGGCCCGTGGTTTTCAGACTCCTTAAAGAGTTTTGACAGCAAGGAAGCCGGGGAGTATCTGCAGAATTCATGGATCTTTGAGTTTGGAGAACTGTCTGTCATGAAGAAGGCTGAAGTGGAAGAGATTAAAGCTTTTGCATCAAAAACGACGGACATGTACCGTGTCGCATATGACCGGGTGGTATCGGAATTCCCGCGTAAGTGTATCTTTTTCGGAACGACGAACAACTATGATTTCTTAAAAGATCAGACAGGAAACCGTCGATTTTGGCCCGTCACCGTGGTGCCGGAACGGGCGACGAAAAACGTATTTTACGATGAGGAGAACCCGGATGTTCCCTATTTAACCGAGGAGGTTGTAGGGCAGATATGGGCCGAAGCCAAGCATTACTGTGAGCAGGGAGAAAGCCTGCTGCTGCCTAGACGGATAGTTCAACAAGCAGAGCGTATTCAGGAAGCCCACATGGAGGAAAACCCGAGAGCCGGACTGATACGGGAGTTTTTAGAGACGCCTGTACAGGATGACTTTATGGATGATTCGGAGGCAAAGCCAAGAACCAGAACGTGCGCCCTGCAAATATGGGTGGAGTGTTTAGGCAACAGAGCCAGCGACATGGATCCGTGGAAAGCCAAAGATATCATTCATGTACTGAGAAGCACGCCGGGGTGGCGAGAACTTGAAAAAAGGAAGAAATTTAAGGATTACGGACTGCAGACCGCGTTTGAACGTGAGTGACAGTAATTTGCTTTTTACTGTTATCTTCTGTTACTACTGTTCTCCTAAAATATGTAAGTTATAACAGTAGTAACAGTAAAGTAACAGTAAATTCAAATTACTGTTACCCTGTCCAAGTCAACGGCGGCAAAGGATGAAGGTTATAGGTAACAGTAATAACAGTAAATTTAACTAATAGAAGTATATAAGCTATTAAGTTAAAAATACCATAAAAACATAACTTAAAACCATTTCGCCTATATACGCGCGCGTGACTGTTACTGATATTTTTGAGAGGTGAGGTTATGCAAGAGTCAGATCTGGAACGTAAGTTGAAAGTGAACGTGGAAGCTGCAGGCGGGCAATGTCATAAATGGGTGTCACCAGGTAAGCGCGGCGTGCCGGACAGAATTTGCTTGTTTCCGGAAGGCCGGCTGGCGTTTGTGGAAATGAAAGCGCCCGGGAAAAAATTAAGACCTTTACAGAGAAAGCGAAAGAAAGAATTGGAGCTGTTGGGATTCAACGTCTTTGCGATTGATTCAACAGAAGGCATTCAGGCCTTTATAAACGTTATGACGAGAGGTGAGACGTAATGCAATTTACACCGCACCAATATCAGGAATATGCCATTCAGAAAATCATAGATACGCCGGCCACAGGTCTATTTCTTGATATGGGTTTAGGTAAGACCGTCATAACCTTAACAGCCCTTCACGAGTTGACTAACTATTACTTTGATGCGCACAAAATTCTAGTCATTGCACCGCTGAGAGTGGCGCAGGATACATGGAGCCGGGAGTCTGAAAAGTGGGACCACCTGCAGCACCTTAAAATATCCAAGATACTGGGAAGCCGCGCACAGCGGGAGAAGGCAATGAAAGTGGAAGCTGATATCTACGTCATTAACCGGGAGAACGTGCCCTGGCTGGTGAGTATGACCGGCAGTAAATGGCCCTTTGACACTGTGGTCATAGACGAGCTCTCGAGCTTTAAGTCAAGCAAGTCGAAAAGGTTCAGAGCACTGAGGCGTGTGCGGCCCTTTATTCAGCGGATTATAGGGTTGACCGGGACACCGAGTCCGAACGGTTTAATTGATTTATGGGCGCAGCTTTACCTGTTAGACCAGGGCGCACGGCTGGGGAAAACCATTACTGGCTACAGGGACCGTTATTTCATACCCGGTAAGAGAGACGGCCATATTGTGTACGAGTGGAAGCAGAAGAAGGAAGCTGAAGACCGGGTTTATGACAAAATATCCGATATCTGTGTAAGCATGCGGGCGGAAGACTGGCTGGATCTTCCGAAACGAATTGAACGGACTGTACACGTGCCGATCGCACCGGAAACACGGAAAAAATACAAACAGCTTGAAAAGGATCTGCTGCTTCCGTTTGAGGACAGCGATGTAACGGCAGACACCGCCGCTGTCTTATCCAACAAACTGCTGCAGCTGGCAAACGGCGCAATATACGATGAGCACCGGGACGTTAAGCACGTGCATGATGCCAAACTGGACGCACTGGAAGATCTGGTGGAGGCAGCTAACGGAAAGCCGATTCTGTGTTTTTATAACTATAAGCATGATCTGAGCCGGATTCAGGAACGGTTTCCGGACGCACGAAAACTAGAAGGACCGGACGATATCAGCGACTGGAACAAAGGAGAAATACCACTGATGCTGACACATCCGGCATCTGCCGGTCACGGATTGAACCTGCAGGACGGCGGGCATCACGTTGTGTGGTTCGGGATGACCTGGAGCCTGGAACTCTATCAGCAGGCAAATGCCAGACTGGACCGGCAAGGACAGAAAGAACGGGTTGTCATTCACCATCTGGTGGCGGAAGAAACGCTGGATGAGGACGTGAAAGCAAGGCTTGCGGATAAAACGGCAGGACAGGACGCGTTACTTGAGGCTGTTAAAGCCAGACTGGAGAGGATAAAATGAAACTATCAGACAAGCAGCTGCAGGTGATTACGGAGACAGCTATTAAGGCTTACAGGGAAAATGAACAAAAGATTCAAAAGGAGAACTACGACCGCAGGCTGCGGAACATAAAGTTGCTTTTAACGCATTATCGGTCGTTGGTTCTTCACTGCGAAAAGCTAGAGGACGATTATATAAAGTTTGAAAATACCTCCATACAGGATCTGGACATTGNAGAAATAAACATTGAAACGATCGAATCGATCAAAGAGAGCAAAACGAAAAGCCTGGCCATGGTTTACTTTGTACGGGGTAAGATGGAAGCTTACAAGCGGTCGTGCAGCGAGGAAGAAATGAAGTACTTCAGAGTGCTGGAAAAGAAGTATTTAACACCAAAGAAATATACAACGAATGAAATTTCAGAGATTGAATGTGTGGAGCCCAGGACAGTAAACAGATACCTAGAACGGGCGATTGACGGGCTTCCAGTTATCTTTTTCGGGATAGAGGCTATTAAGTTTGAAAAGTAATTCTGTCCTAAATCTGTCCCCAAAGTGTCCTACTTGACGTGTTATCATGATAG